TCAGTTCGTCCATCCTTTACCCCGCCTCTTGGTCCAGTAAATTCTGCTGTTGGAAACAATTTACTTGCAATCATATAACTTTGAGCTTTACTATCCCCTTTAAATTTGGTAATCTCAAAATGTTTTTGCCATGTTCTGGGAATAACTAATTGATATGGGATATTAAGAGCAGAAAGAAGTCCTTCAAATAATCCCTGAGAATATCCTAAACTAAAAGAAGCCTGTACACGTATGCCAGGAGGCATAGATTGCATTTTTTCAAGTACTACTGTTGTTTGGGTAAGTGGAAAGGACGCCAAAAGGTTTTTTATTGCCACTACATTATATTCTGTTTTATTTTTCTTTCCTTTCTTAAAGGTCAAGGTAGGTGTGTCAGTAACTCTAACTACTTTTCCGTCCTGGTCAATAATAGCTATTGCTCCCTTAAGTCCTGGGTCCACCCCAATATAATATCTATTCATGTTTTCTCCGTTTTAATAATCTTTCTAATAACTGTACCTGAAAATAAAAAGTCTTTAATTTTCATATTTCCTCCACTACTATTCTATAATGTAAATTATATTTTTCCAGAATAGTAGAAATATCTTTACATATTTTTGTTTTTACTGTTTCTGTAATAATCATACCTACATATTTTTGAAGAACATTTTGGAGTTCCTGTTCCATATCACCACACCCTCGGTTTTCTTGGTTCTGTTTGATGAAGATCCTTCCAAATTTCCCACACTTTGTCTTCCAATTTCTTCTCCAAATTGTTTTCATCAATATGTTTCATCCATTCTTTTAGTGTTTTTTCTTCATTCCATATTTTAATTTTAGTAGTTACTTTTTTAGCTACTGCTTCTGTATTTTGAACAGAACTAATAAAAAATAAATTAGACCAAACATAATCTAACCCATAATCAAATAATATTCTAAATCTACCTTCTTTAAATGGGGGAGCTACTTTATTTTTTACTACTTTAAATTTAACCCAGATACCTATAGCAACCTTTATTTTTTTAGTTTCTTTAACAATTCTAGAGTCATGTTTCACGTGTATTTGTACTGATGAATAAAATTCTAATGCCCTCCCGCCTGAAGTTACCTCTTTGTTAGCAGAAAATGGACCAGCATTAATATTATCTCTTGTTTGATCAATACAAATTAATGTAGTATTACTTTCAGATAATGCAAATAGATATTTTCTAAATCCTTTAGACATTTGTTTTGCACGAGATGTTCCATATGTACCGTCCTTCATTGCCTCAGCTAATTCTACTTCAGTAGGTAAGGCGGTGATACTATCTATTACAACTACCTTTGGTTCCTTATTTAATCCTTTAATTCGACCAGAAGGAGTTTTATCATAAATAATATCATGAAGATACTCATCATATAATTCCTCTAATGTACTGGGATGTCCTACTATTACTTTATTACAATCCAATCCATACATACTTGCAAATGCTGGGTCTAATGTATGTTCTACATCTCCATAATACGCTTTCATGCCTGCTCTTTGTGCATAGCCTAATATAGTAGTAGCAAGTACAGATTTAGCAGTACTGCCTCCACCAAATATATGTACAACTCTTCCTATTGGAATACCGCCAGGATAACGATTAGATATTGCAAAGTCCAAAGTAGTACAACCAGTGGAACACCATTGTCGTACACCAGGAAGACCTACAATATCCAGTGCTTGTTTTGAAGTTGCTTTAATTGTTTCGTTTATATCTTTTTTGATCATAATAAATCCTTATAAGAATCGGTTTTCTCCTTCTCTTACTTATTTCTAATAAATATATCAAAAAAACTCAGTTAAATTGTTTTACATTTTACGTTACAATAATTTTCTTAATTGTGCTTCTTTTAGTAATGGAGTGTACTCAGGGAACTCTCCCGCAGGGTCTGCTCCGTTCCTATCTCTTTCTGCCCAAAGTTCCATGTTTTGTAAAAGACTGACTATATGACTATCTGACATTTCTGAATGGCTTACAATTTTTCCATCCTTACATATATGTACATCACTAGCGACGGTTCTTTTTAGTTTTCTCGACATTTTATTCTCCTTATTTTACTATAATTTACAGTATTAAAAATATTTTATTCTAAGTTCTAATCAATTTAAACTGAGTTTTTTTATCCCTCCTCATCCCTACCACGTTCTTCTGCTACCTCCTCTTCAAAAGCCTTGTCCAAACTTTTCTCTTCTCCGGAGAGTGATTGATTTGCATAATATTTGTGAGTATAGAGACTAACCAAATTTTGTAGCATATTTTTTCGTTGTTCCATACTACTTACTAAAATTGAAAAACCATCTGCAATTTTCGAAATTTCAATATAATTTCTTTTAGCCTCTTGAAAATCACTATGTATTGTTACAGTTTCATTTACAGCATCATTTGTAACTTTTCCAGTAAGTCCAAAACTTTCAGGTTCTTTTCTTACTTTAGATTTAAGTTCTGCTTCCACAAAATCCAATGTATCCTTAGCTCCTCTTGCTAAAGCTTTTGCAGTAGTAGCTAATTGCCCTACCATCTCATACTTCTCTGGTTGCCTTCGGCACTCCTCATCTAGTTCCATGGAGTTTATAGGTAGTTCAATTTTAAATTCTACTAGTGCTTCCTGTAGTTCTGCAATTTCTAATTCTTGATGAGTATTCATATTTTACTCCTCTTGTCTTGCTTTTTTGGATTGTTCCAATCTTGCACGTACACGTGAACGGAGTTCTGATTCTTCCGTATTAGCGGATTCTCTTGAAGGACTTATACTTCTCATGGTAGTTTTCTTTTCTTGTTCTGGTTCAACATCAACTTCTACTTCAGTTGTTTCAGATGAATCACTTTCTATTTCCACCTGTTCAGTAGTATTTTTAATTCCTTCTTCATCAGGAGTAGTTTCACCACTGAGGGCTTCTCGCATTTCCTCTTCTGAAGAAATTTTTAATACATCTACAAATTCTGGGAGGTCCTTGTACCAGTCTTCTGGAATAGGATCTGTTACAACTAATTTAACACCCTCATAACTATACTTTCCCTTCTCCTTGACTTGTTCAAATTCAATATCTCTACCTTCCGTAGGGTTACTAACATCTACATACTTTTTGAATTCTGCTCCTTCTGGGGAATTTCCTTTCCTTTTATTTTTTGATCTGGTCTTTATTTCTTTATAAATACTTATAGGACAATCCCACCAACGAATTCCTTTTTTCATGGACTCTTCAGTTCGAGTCTCTACTATAAGGAATAAATATCTTCGATTAGCATATAACTCTTTTGCTCTTTTATCTTGAGGATCTTCTTTTCTTAATTCATCTGCAAAAGAACAAATTGGACATTCCTCATTAAACATTTTCTTTTTACAAATGAATGTTTTTTGATTAACTCCTACTTTAGAATGTCGGTGTACTTCCAACCCGTAAAATCCAGGCCTTTCTGGGGGGAATACAATACGTACAGCATTTTCTCCAAGTGCTGGTTTAAATTGAGTTATTCCTAATTTTTCTAATTTTGCAGTATCAACATAATTGAAATAATTTCCTCCTGGAGTTTTTGAAAATTCTTGGTCCATCGCTTCTTGTCTACTTGTCATAATAAATTTCTCCTCATTAAATAGGTTTTGGCCTTTATTTTATTATACTGTTTTTAGGTTTCTTTTCTTTTTAATTGTTAAGTAGTAGGTTTTATTTTTGTTCTTCCCTTATCAACTCTTCTTTGCCTTTTCTCCTTTTCCATCTTTTATTATATCTTTTATCTATATTCTGAGAAGGGATCTTTTTATTTCCTTTTTTCGTAACTTTGTGCGTCCCGTCCACAAACCAATCAACCCATCTCATGAAACTACTTTGTGGCTTACTTTTATCTCCTTTCATTTTATCCCCCCAAACAAATTTCCATTAACATGGATACTAATAAATTCTCTCCTCCATAAAATGTATTCTGAGAAAGAATTTGTATAGTTCTACTGACATCCGTTGCATATTCAACATCTGCTGCATCTATTTTTAGTAATTGTTTTCTCATAAATGTCAAAAGTCCATTTCGTACTTTTTCTGGATCTTCCTCCAATCTGGTAAACTCTACTAATACACTTTTCCAATTTGCTTTTCTTTTCTCAGGAAATACAAGTAATTTCTTACAAAGGTTAAAAAAATCACCTCCTTCTTTAGAATCTATTTCAGAAACTAAAACATCTGCTATTTCATCTAGATCTGTTAAATCTTGAATCTTCTCCAACAAAACTAATGCTGTACGAGGGGTTCTATCACAATTAGTTGAAATAATATCTAGTACTTCAGAAGAAACATTTAAATCTTTTATTTTACACGCTCTCTTTAGAATGGAAACTATATGTTTACTTTTTAATTGTTCCACAGTATAGGAAGCACACCTATTTTTTAGAGTGGGAAGTAATTTTTGTGGGTTTGTTGTACACAAAATAAAATTAACATGTTCGGGGGTATCCTCTGTTGCTTTTAATAGAGCTTGTTGTGCATCCTTTGTGAGCTGATGAACTTCATCTAGAATATATGTTACAGATCCTCCTCCTATAGGAGGGAAATTAATTTGGTTGAGTATATCCCGAATAGTTTCTATCCCTCGGACATTAGCAGTATTTAATTCTTGTACATTTGATCCTATACTTCCAAATTCTTTTGCCAAAATACGCCCTATTGAGGTCTTACCACACCCTTTACTACCACTCAATAGAATAGTATGGGGACGGTCTGAAGAGCTCCTCTTACAGAGGGACTGTAGGGATTTAACAGTGGATGTGTTACCCACTACATCACTGAATGTTTTTGGTCTTACTTCCTGATATAGCATTTTTGTTCCTTATTTATTATACTATTTTCAACCTAATATTCTATGGCAAGTAGAGCATACTTCATTTTCCTTACTAACATGGCCTGCAATTAGTTGTAATCTTGTTGCAGCCAAAGGAGTCAATTCTACATTATGTGAAGCAACCCATGTTATACAATTCCATAGATCATACATCGTCTCTACTTTTTCAGAGGATGCTCTCTCCAGTATTTCCTCTGTAATTTTTTGAGGAATTCTCCTGTCCTTTGCAATACCTTGAATTGTTTCAGGAACATGTCCTTTTACAGATACTTGTGTAAGATGTCGAATTCTTTCAAACTCTTTTTCCAATTCACTAGAAGAACCTTCAATGATTTCTCCAAACCAGTTGTTTAAATTATCATGTTTCTTTCTTGTATATCGTCCTAAGCTTTGGGAAGTAATTGCACCATTGGAACACCATTGTCTAAAAATATATGGGGATACTTCTATTACATTCTTACCTAAAATAGAATTTTGAATTTTAATTCCACCAAATAATGTATCCTCTTTTACTGGTTCAAATGTTTGGTCAGTTACAACTGATATTGTTGAAAGATCCAAATCTGTATAAATCTGATGATATCCTACAATATGCTCATTTCCTAATTTTTCTTCTGCTATTTGAAGTAGTCTTTCGTTACTAACAACTGCTGTTTTTACTCTATCAGCTGTCATACTTACTACTACTCCTTCTCTTGTAATAACTCTTACCGGTGTGCTCATTCCTTCACCAAACCAATAATTTAAATGGGGAAATAAAAGGTCTGATGGGCATTTTCCCACATACTTTTTAGGCATACCTATACAATGAGCTGTATCAATTAGTGCTTGTGGATTTATTCTAAGTTCTGCTTCTCCTATATTAATTATTGATTCATCCTTTGTACCGTGGAAATGCACTTCTACATCATCTCCAGGTTTTAAATCTATAAAATTTAGATTTTCTGTTGGTGCTAAAAGATTAGTGACTTCATTTCTATCTAATAATTTTAAATCACTTGGTTTTGTTTTAGTTTCTGACATTATTATTCTCCAAAATTTCTGAAATATTTATCAATTTAACTTTTCCATGTGGGTTCATATACTGAAAGCCTGGAACCACATCAGGCCAACTTTGGTTAGAACGTTTACCTATTGCTATTAATGAATTTTTATATCTCTGAACCAACGTTCCTTCCTATTCTCTTTTGTTTGGCCAATTAACTATAATAGCTAAATTCCATCCTTCATTTCCCAAACAGGAATTATTTTCTCTTCCCCCATCTTATTCTCCTTTTATTATTTAAGTTTATTGTTTGGGATAATGAAATTTGTTACCATTCCAAAATCTTTTATTATGATAATATCGACAAATAACCATTATTATATAGATTAATAGGATTCCTAAACCTGCTATAATTAATAATGTTAACATTTTAATTACATCCCTTTATTATTTGATTAATCTGTACTACAATTAAATAATCTTCTTTTAACTTACTCTATCCCGGATATTGCTTTGGGTATAGTATTATTTGGTTTTAATTCTTCAATCCATTCATCCGCTAATTCTACAAGTTTATTCGGAATTTCTTGTACCTGTTCATCATTTGTTATCATAGGTATAATCTTAATTGCACACATTTGTTTTGTTGTTGGTACAAATATATGTAAACTTAGTAACAATGCAGAAAATAAAAGACCTATTGCACTACTGATAACAAATTTTGTAGCCCTTTTATCTTTATCATCGAATCTTATAATACAAGAAAAGGTAAGAGCAACGGCACATATTAAAATTGATATTACACCAATTCCAACAACGGCGGTTTTAATTTCATCCAATCTTGTTAACCAATACATTTGTGCTTCTGTAATCATTTTATTTTCCCTTTCAAAAATTAACTTATCAATATATTATACTTGGGCTAACAACATTTCATGATAAAAAAAATTTAAAATTTTATCTTATTTAACTTGAAACAACATTTATTTTATACCTTCATCAATTCCCTAAAAGTTTTCTCTGATTTATTATACCAATTATCTTTACTGGCTTCCCATTCTACTAGCAAAGGAACATCGCCTTGCCAATCAAATCTTTTAGAGAGCATAATTTCATTAGTTAATTCCACTAGTTCAAATCTTTCCTCAGGAATACAATCAAATGTAATAGAATCATGTATCTCCATAAATGCATAAGATTCCATCCCTCTTCTACTCATCTCATCATCAATTTTTTGAAGAGCATCCAATAATAAATGGAAAGCCATTCCTTGGATAAGATTATTATATAATTGAAACAAGCTCAAAGGTCCAGGTCTTTTACATCCTGTAGGACCTAAATAACAACCATAATCATTATAATATTTAACTAAATTATCTTGCCATGTTCTAACTTCTTTATACTCCCCCCAAAATTCTTTTTGGATATTTATAATATGACTTTCTGAGATACCTCTAAATGCTTCATACCTTGCAATGGAGGAAGGGATGGATCCGTAGAAGGAAGGAAAAATAAAACCATTTTTTACATTATATCGTTCTATACTTGTTATCTCTTCTATAATTTTAGAATAGATTTTCCCTGCCCATCGTCTATGTGGATCCCAGGGATTAGGACCACCTTCAGGGTGTTCAGTATTCCAAACATCAGATTTTATAATTTGCTCAGTTAGTACAGGATCCTTGGACATCATACAAATGCCCCTTACTTCCTGAGCACCATAATCCGCTTCTAACATTAAATTCCCAGGTCTGGGGATAAAGCATTTTCTAAATACTTTTAATTCCTCATCATGATTAAAAACATTTTGTAGATTAGGACCGTTGGAGGAAGAACGGTATGTAGTTGCTGTGTTCATATTAAAGGATGAATGAACTTTATTATTAGGATCTAGTAAAGAATTGTACTCCTTAACCTTTTTTGGAATGTCAGTACATTTTCTGTATCTCAGTAAATTATTAATAAAATCCTTTACTTCCTTATTTTTTGTATTGGCTAACATATCTAGTAGGGCTTCCTTATCTGCGGAACCTCTAGTCCCTCCGGAAGTCAGTTTCTTTTTAGGTTCTTTCCACAAATCATATAGAAGTTTTTCTAAATGTACTGTGGAATCTGGGTTGAAAACTTTCTTATTTCCTTTACTATCCTCCTGTTTCTCAAATTCTTGTATTTTGGAATAATTTTTCATATTGGAGTATAGATTTTTTATTTCCTTTGTATATTTGTTTTCCAACTCATCCAAAACGGAATTATCAATAATTGCCCCTCTATCCTTAAGATTTGCCAAACAAGGTAAACAACTAGTTACCCAATCATTAAATTTTTTCTTTTCAAGGTCTACAGCCAATTTCCTTTTTTGATCATAATAGGATAGTAATGTATATCTTGTGTCCCAATTATTATAACAGGATACTTCTTTCAAAGTCTCTTTTTGAAGATCTCTTGTATCAACCATTTTCTTATAATCATGCCCAGTTAACTGGTATGCTTGGAATCCTAAACCTGTGGTTCTTCTTTGACAATTAATGACATGAGCAGTAACCATAGTATCATGTACAAAATTGTTCATGGATTGATTGAGAATATTTCTTCCCCATAATTCCTCCATATAATAATTTTGAACTACTTTAGGGATATTACTTCTTAGATATTTTCTGAATGTATCCACCACTTCTTTTAATTGTTCCTCTGGAAATACAGGTTTACCGTTTTCCAAAAACCACAGAGGAATACATGCTGCACTTTCAACTTCATTGGTTAAAGAAACTGTAAAGAGCTGTGCACCTTCCATATAACAATCATAAGTGTTAGTTTCAAAGTCATGACAACTTGGTTTATTTTCTTTAATAATACATTCAATATATTCAATTGCTTCCTTATAATCCGTTATTAACATGTTCCCTTCTCTTGTTAATGGTTTAGGGAGAGGTACATCCAATACTCCTAATATATCTGCTAAATCATTTGTAAAGATAATATCATCATTCTTTAATTCTTTAGTTCTTTTTTGTCTACAAAAGAAGGAAGGGTGGTATGCACAACCTACCCAGGCATTATATTTTTGGATGGGAAAGGTAAAACCGTGTGTTCCACTTACAGAAAAGGAACTTAAACCTTTAGTATCAATCATTGCTTTAATAGCATGTGAACCTAAAGCAATAATTAGTTTAGGTTTTACTTCTTCTATATCTTTTTGTAGGTTTGCCGCACAGGAAAGTATTTGTGTACTTGTGGGGGTTTTGTCATGTCCTTTACTATCTAAACCAGGAAAGCATTGAACAATGTTTGTTCGAACACAATCACGGGTCATATCTATTCCGACAAGGGACAATTGTTTTTTTAGAAAGTAACCTGATGCACCAACAAAAGGCAGTCCTTCCTTATCTTCATTTCTTCCTGGACATAGTCCAACTAAAAGAATACCCTTTTCTCCCTTCCCATATCGTTTGATTTTAGGGTGTTTACACTTGGAAGCTAGTCCACAAGTTTCACAGTTGTAAACCTTTTCTGCTTTTGGTTTGGATTTGGGTTTCTTCTCGAAGAGCTCAGGATGCTCTTTTTGATAAATTTCTAAAGGAGACAAGAAAAATGCTTTTTGTTTAGCCATAATATTTTAAAAGTCCTTTTGGTACCATAAGCTGTTCTGCAATTTTCTGTCTTAGTTTCTCCAAATCAACAAGAAAATTGTCATCAAGGGAAGGCAGCCCAATTGGTTCTAAGGGATTATTTTTTTCATTACTACTTGGTATTATACCCTTATTCATTTCACACCTTTGTCTGAATTAATATTTGTAATTTACCAGCAT